GATCAATTGCATCAGTATTATCATACGATAAATCGATTGCACCAACTGCTGTTGGGAAGATATCAATAAATTCATACTCTTTAAGAACAGCGTTTGCATCTCCAGTGTTTGACTTACTACTTGGAGATGAACCTCTACCAAGTTGATACACTTTAGCATTTACCATATATGCTGATGGATCTGTTGCACCTAAGTTGTTATCCAACTTGGCAATCAAATCTGTCCACTCTTCAAATGCATTCCTTAACTTAAATCCTTCGTCGTTAATTATTGTTACTGTCCATGGATCGATTGTCCTGTCACCAGCGATTTTAAAAATACGACCTCTAAACGGAACATCTATGTTTGCGATGTTCGATGCAGGTAACTGCGCCGCTTTCGCCATATAGCGAAAACTATCAGCATCCCAAGAAATCCCCGCAGGTAGAGTTGTGAGCTCTACCTCGAATAGATTGGATCTTGCACCACCGCCAATAAGGGCGGCCTTAAAGTTAGAGATTGTTTTATTTTCTCTAGTTGATGCCATAATTGTTTACTCTCCTGTGTAGTTATTTAGATGAATTTTTTGATTAAACACGACCAGCAACTTCATCGAAACTTACTCCAGTTCTAGTAGCAACAAATGTAAGAGTTACATAGTTGATAGACTTGGCAGGTTTCAAGTAAATGTCTGCTCTGAATTCATTGTTATCGATAATATCAGGAGTGTTATTTGTAGTGTCGCAAACAACTAGGAATCCATAGAGTCCTCGTTTTGCTTCAATATCTCTCAGATAAGGTTCAACAATGTTTCTAAAGTTTGCTCTCGTTAATTCATCATTTAACTCAAAGAGTTGTGCTTCTGCAGCTTTCTGCAGTGCTTGCTCAATGGTAAGGAATAAACGGCGAACGTTAATCCTATCAAACGCTGATGCATATGCAAGAGCGGTTTTGTCTCCAAAGAGAAGTGTTCCTGTTCCTGGTTGAGTAATAACTGCGTTAATTCTCTGTGGATACAGTTGATCTCTTTGATCCTTGGTTGGGTTATATGCAAGTTTAATTGCATTGTTTATGATACCTCTTTGCTGTCCAGCAGGTGAGAACCAAGGATAAGCAACGATATTTGTGCGACACATTAGTCCAGCAATGTCTCCATTGGTAGGAACATATCTAAATTCGTTGTTAAATCTGTCGTATGTGTACTTATAACCACTATCGAAGATTCCGTAAGAGGAAGATGATAGAGGAGCGAAGTATGTAATTAGGTTTGTAGTCTGTGTAGTTGTATTTGTAATGTTTACAAGGTCTGCTCTATGAGGACCGATACATGCAACACAGTCTTTTCTGTCTCCAACAATGGATAACAGACTATTTGCTTTTGCCTGTGAAAGATCTCTGGCACCTAAACCAGGACCCATGATTAGGTAATCTACCTGAATCTCATCTTTGTTGGCGAACTTATTATAGGATGTTTTAAGATCACCTAAAGTAGCAGTCATGCCACCGTTCTGTCCAACTTCTGGGATTCCTGCACCGTAATCAACACCACCACCAAACTTGTAGGTTGTGTTTCCTATTACAGAGAATGTTGTGTCTTGTGCTTTTTGTCCCCACAAACCTTGAGCGGTTGTGTATTTAACACATGCAGTTCCAAATCCAGTTGCTATTGGTTCTGTTCCCCAATAGTTATCAGCAGTATTGGATGGGTTATATCCAGCATAGATGTTCTCTGAGAAGTCTGCAAGATATTGCTTGTAGTATATCTTCTGTGGAGAATTGATAGCGGAAATAGCATCTTCTGCCTTAGAAAGACCGATATGCTTCTCAAGGATAGCACCTTGGATTCCACTGATAGTACCATAGTCATCAACAACGGCAATATGTAATCCGTCGTTTTCACCCTTTCTCTTAGTTACATAGTTGTTTGATACTGGTTTTGGAGCAAGAGACTTCCAATAAATTGTGGAGTTCTCTAATCCTAGAACTTGGTTATCGTACCAATCTTCTACAACTGAAGGAGTATATGTACCAACGGTTGCAGCAAGACCAGTATTAATACCAGCATTGTTAACAAACATTAGTGCATCAGATGTGTCAAACGATGCATACTGAGTATACTGTTTGTAATCTATCTTAGTTTCCGTACCAGCACTAGAGACTCTAGAAACAATCTTAACATCAATTGTTGAAAGACTATTGGTTGAATCTGTTGCGACACCAGTAACTATACCTTTCAGATATCCACTGAATCCAGAAGTACTACCAGCACCAGGTATGACCACATCAGATAATGCTGCTGTTACAGCGTATCCAACAATAGCACCAGTATTTTCTAGGTTATCAGTTGTGATACCCATGGTTTGGTCACCCAAGTCATCAATGACACAAACCTTTAATCCATTAGCCCAAGAACCAGGGTTCTTAGCACCAAAGGTAAATTCTGTCGATGTATTCCAGTTACTCTGGTAATCATCATAGTTCTTAATCTTCAGATTTCCTGAAGTTGTCGATGCAATGCCAACACCTGCGTTTGCATTGTTTAGGTTAGTTCCGTCGGTTCGACAAACCTTTAAAACGCCTCCATAGGATAGATAAGATGCTGCACTCATCCAGTATTCGTATTGTGCATCCGTAGATAACGGCTTACCGAATACGTTAACAAGGTCTTCTTCTGTAGATATATCAATTGGATCATCGACGGGGCCAATCCTAAATGGACCAGCAATCGCACCGATGTTATCCAGTACATTCTCAGCTCTTCCTACTGTAAGGTCAACCTCTCTCGTTAAAACTCCGGGAGATAATTGAGGAGTCGCCATGCTTTTGTCTCCGAATTCTCAGTATTTCTGAAATTATTTATTGTTTAGGATGTTTACATATAGTCCCACATGTAATTCATACCACCACCTTTATCCCCATACTCATCTGTGTGCCATCTATCACCCTCTGCATCAACAAAACTCTCTTCATCAGTCAATCCATCGGTAATAAAACCAAAAGGTGCCATATCTTGTTCTATTTGATTCTTCTGTTCATCATATAGTCTTTTTCTTACATCTTGATCAGTAAGTTCCTTGAAATAATCCTGTGCAACTAACCATGCATATATGACTAAACACATTGCAAGATCATCATTACATCCTTCTTCTGCTTCAAATGAATTACTTTTCTGAATAAAAGTAGTTAGTTCACTTAATATTTCATAATCACAGAAAGTTAACTTATCAGATTCAATAATAGTTTTTAAGTTAAGAGAACCGACCTTCTTTACAGTCTTAGACATCTTAACACCAAGTTGAGTTTTCTTACCAGAGAATCCCTGACCTACAACTTGACCTGCTCTACCTCGCATAGAACACATTAAAAGGTTTTCATATTCTAAATCGTAATTTATAATTGCTGCTACTTGATCTCCAACATCATTTACTTCACAAAGAATAAATGCTTCATTATATCTGGTTGCTATTTCATATATTATACTAGGAAATAGCATAGGTTTAATATCATTATTCCTATACTTTGCTACTACCTTATGAGGAAACTCAGTAATATCTACAACAACAAAAGCAGAATAGTCTTTTTCTACACCCCTTGCAACGTCTACAGTAACAACATAATCATGTTTTGTTATTGGTTCTTCATATACATCTAATCCTGCATTTGATGTTTTTGGATTTTCATAAACTAAAGATCTTAATTTACTTGGTGCAATAAGAGTATCAACAGATCCTAAGAATTCACATTCAAACTCAACTTTAAACTGTGCTTCAGATGTGTTTGCAATAGTTTGTTCTTTCCACTTCTCATCCCTACCTGGAACTTCTGACCAGTGAACATCAGTTGGTATATATTCATTCTTACCTCTTTCTGCATCGTGCCAATACCTATAAAAATGGTTCATCCCGTGAGGGGTAGAAACCATTATGACTTTCGTGCTCTTACCAGAAGTAATAGTAGGATAAACAGAGGCAAAAAACGAATCAGCAATATGATTTGGAACGAATGCAAATTCATCCAAAAACAAGATATTGAAGGACATTCCTCGAACAGCACTGGCACTAGTTGATGCAGCCAAGATCTTAGATCCATTCTCTAACTCCAGTGATCCTCGGTTCCATGATAAAACTCCTTGTTGCATCCATTTAGGAACATTTTCATATGCAGTCTGTAAACGACCTAATAGTTCCCGTGCAGTTGCTGCCTTGTTTGCAAGTATGCCAATATTAACACTATCATTAAAAAGTAAATAATGCAAGAGATATGATATACATGTTGTAGATTTACCCGTCTGTCTGGGCATCTTACAAATGTTAAATCTATTCTCGTGGAAATTCTTAATTAAACCTTCTTGAAAATCATATGGTTCAAACGGCATTAAACCGTGGTCAAGAGTAACAATCTTTACATGCTGTTTTGCAAAGTAAACTGGATCATGTTTACATGCCATAAATTCCAAGATTTGATCTTGGGTAAATTCAACAGGAACATTTGCCTTTTTAAGGTTCGGGTTACCTAGATAAATGTCGTCAAGTGTTTTCATAATTAAGTCATTTCATATGTTTGTCCAAAGTGTTGTCTATCGTGTGCAATTGTTCTTTGTTGTAGTTCTAGTATTTTTTTTAATTTATCTACTTCTTTCTCTAAATCTTTAGTTTTATTTTCCCCCTGTTGTTTGGAGGATGGGTTCTCCAGGTTCATGACTTGAAATCTGATAGTTCCACAGTTTAGATCCAGGATATACTTTCTGCAGTTGATCCTGAACTTCTTTCCGTGTTGGTCTTTTGACTGAAGGGAAAAACATTTTTATCATGTAGTTAGTTCCTCTCCATGCCAAATATGTATCTATAATATTTCCAACTTTGTTATAATCGGGTAATTTCGTCGCTTCTTTTAATGGGTCTTCGTATTGAATGTTTGATTGTGGAACCTTTATAGGATCTGGTTTAATCACATCAAAGAATTCAAATTCACGGAATTTGATATCCCCAGTGGCATCTTCGACCTGAATACCACAGTTATCTAAAGCAGCAATTTGTGCTGGGCCCATTGTATATAAAAACGTCGATACCTAATTATTTAGTATTTTCTTGTTCTTCTGTAAATTCTTGATAGTATTTGAGGCGTTGTTTAAGCATCACAACTTCTTGCTGAAGTTCTGCTTTCTCCTCTTCCAGAAGTTCTATTTCTTCTTGGTAAATGATTATGCTCATGAAATTATTTAATCATTTAATATTCTCTTCAACTTCGTTACATTCTTTAGCAAAGTCTCCTGCCATCTGTCCTCCTATCTCTGCACCTTGATCCATACCTATCATTGTAGTAGCACCAGCAAGTACCCATCCAATTATAGGAATAGATGCCATACCAGTTTGAGTAACAGCAGCAGTACCTAAACTACCACCAACTAATCTT